AATCGTTAGTATGACCAAATTTAATTAATTTTTCATTTGCTTCGTTCGTGTTGTCAATTGTTCCAAAATAAATACATTCTGTATTTAGAGGAAATTGAATTATAAAAGCTTCTTCTACCGCCTTGTTTTTTTCTTTTTTCAGAAGATTTTTTGCTTCTTCTGCAGTCTGTCTGATTTCTAAAATAATATTTTCTTTTTTTTCTAATTGAAGTTTTAATTCGGTTGTTTCTTCTTCTATGATTTCGTGTAATATTTCTTCAAGTTTTATATAATAATTGTGTATTTCTCCTGCTTTTTTTGTTTGTGATTTTAAACATAATGATTTAAAACAGTTGATGGTTAAAAAATATTTTTTTATGTTTTGTCCACCCCATTTTTCCTCTCCTAATCTCGCTCCTCCTAAAAGAGGAGCGAGATTTTTATAATCTATATCTACTGTAAAAAATTTTTCTATTAATCTTATTGCGTTAAATTTTTGGTTAAACCCCAACCAACACCATATATTATCTAAATCAACGACAAAATCAGTATTTTTATTATAATTCAAATAACAATAGAAGCTACCTACAAATAATTGTTGTTCAAAACTTGAAAAATGTTCTTTAATCCTATTCAACAATTTATTATTGTAACTGTCTGAAAGCTTTGTCATAGGGTTTTTTTCAATAAGCTCAACAATATTTAACTGTTGCATATTATAGTATTATTGTAATATAGTGTTTAAATTGTTTTTTGCTTTTAATTGTGAAAGCGAGAATTGCGAAAGCGAGAATTTACCATTTGTTGGCCTTTTTGACATTAATTTTGGGTCCTGCCCCTCGTTTCTTGGTCTTGTTAGGGTCGTACTGTTCTTCATCGTCGTCATCTTTGAGACTTTTGGACAGTTCCCAGAATTCTTTTGAACCCAGCTTGAAATCCCCGTGGTTTTCTGCTTTATACCAGAACACTTGGTCGTGTAATTTGTTAGATTTAGAGTTGTTGTTGATTACGAGACACTCATAATTCTCTGTGCACTGATCCATCACCTGACAAAAGCTCTCAAAAGTTGGAAACATTCCTGCATAATTCTCGTAAATGCGTTTTCTGTTTGCAATATAATTTTCTCTCAAAATGAAGACGTAATCAATGTTGGTTCTGAGCGTCGGAGGGATACCTAAAGGATATTGCATTGTGATGACTAACATGACCTTCCAATGTCTCCCGTTCATAAAAAGGAGACGCATCATCTTGTCCCTGGCCCACGTGTTGTCGTAAAGGCAGTCGTCCAAAATAACGAACGCTCGCGGGTCAATGGTAGTTCTTTTATAAGTCTCCATTTCTTTTTTGATTTGTTTCAATACAGTGCGTTGGCGTTTGAGAATGTTTTCAATGATGGCCGTATTGTATTCGGTATGCACAAACAACTTTGGAACAATTTTTCCGTAGAACCCGTTGCCGTCTTCAGTGCCGGATATAACGGTTCCAATGGGTATGTCCTGCTGATAGTAGAGTAGGTCTCTCACTAAAAAGGATTTACCTGTATCACGCTTACCAATAAGCACTACGACGGGTCCTTTATTCTCATTTGGTTTGAAACTTATGCTTTTCATATCAAATTTTTTCAATTCTAACGTCATTTTATTACTTTTATAAATTTTATTTTATTTTATTTTACGCAAAAACATTAAGAATGAATAAACAGAATAAACAGAATAAACAGAATAAACAGAATAAACAGAATAAACAGAATAAACAGAATAAACAGAATAAACAGAAATAATAAGTTAAAAACGTCGATAATTTATATATTATTTAGCTAAAGAATGATAAATGTTAACTATCAAAAAAGAAAAAATGCTGAACTGTTTGCGAGTTTAGAAGAAAAGGACCTCTTGTTTTTATCCGAGACACAAAATTATATACCCATTTACAATCGTTTTTTTTCATTGAATGACACCAATTTTAATAACATCAATTTCAACAACAAGTGGTACATACACAGTCTCAAGGAAAAGGGCAACACTTGCAGCCAAGTATACACCTGCAGATTGAAAAACAGTAACACTGAGAAAACAAAGGACAAACTTGTGTTTTTTAAATTGGCGCCACTGTTAGACCCATACAAGTATATGATTGGAAAGTATGAGACGTATGGAGATAAAGTATTGAACCTTCCCAATCTGTCATCCTCTGAAGAAAAAAAATGTATTCCCAAAATATTGGAACCCAACAACTCCGCTTACGTGGACTCCTTGTTTGTCTATCTCTCTAGCCAACTGATACACAACAGTTATTTTCCAAATGGTCTGGACTACTACGGAAGTTTTTTAGGTATCAAAAACAACTTTACCATAAATGTGTTTGACGACATTGACTATTTAAGCAATTCGGATTATTTCAATAAAAACAAGAATGTTTTATTTTGTGTGGACGAGTATTCCCATTTATTCAACGATGACACGCCCAAATTGAAACCCATTAAAATAAACAATTTGAGTGCGGTATCTAAAATGTCTGTCCAATCTTTTGACAACCAAATATTTGAAGACGTATTTTATGAAACAGATACCGAAATCTCTCTAAATTTGGATGACCTTAAAAATATGTCGATCGACTTGGAGGAGGTCACTGGAACAAATTTGTTAGAAAACACCAGCAAAAATCAAGATAATCAGGTTACACTCAAGTCAGGATCCACGTGTTCTTCCAGGTCATCTCACACTGCAGACGGAAATAGTAAAAATGCAGAGGAATTAGATTTAGAATTAGATAATGAACACGATTTAGAAGAGGAAGATTTAGAAGAGGAAGACGATGAAGACGATTTAGAAGATGACGACGAAGATTTAGAAGATGACGACGAAGATTTAGAAGAGGATGAAGATGAAATTATAAATGCAGTCATACCAAAATTTCCAGTCCAAGTGATCTGTATGGAACACTGTGAAAACACGTTTGACCGACTGATTATAAACGATGAGTTGACTGCACCAGAATGGTTATCAGCACTTATGCAGATCATAATGATACTGATTACCTACCAAAAAATGTTTCATTTTACACACAACGATTTACACACCAACAACGTAATGTATAACAAAACCGACCAAAAATTCATCTATTATGTCTATAAAAAGAAATGCTACAGAGTGCCAACGTTTGGACGAATTTTTAAAATTATTGATTTCGGAAGAAGCATATACAAATTTGACGGAAAAATATTCTGCAGCGACAGTTTCCAGATGGGTGGCGACGCTGCAACCCAATATAATACAGAACCCTATCTCAATGACAAGAAGCCGAGACTGGAACCAAACTACAGCTTTGATCTGTGTCGCCTGGCCTGCTCCATATTTGACTACCTAGTGGATGACATCAGTGAAGTAAAAGATTTGTGCAAATGTGACGACCAGGTGAAACGTATAATTGTTGAATGGTGTTTGGACGACAACGGGGTAAACATGTTATACAAAAACAACGGGTCAGACAGGTATCCAGACTTTAAATTATATAAGATGATCGCAAGGTGCGTTCACAATCACACGCCACAAGCCCAATTGGAACGTCCAGAGTTTAAGTCGTTTATATATACAGGAACCGATGCAAGGGATGTCGTCAACATAGATAATTTGCAACCGTGCATTTAAGAATAAGAATAAAATAAAAACAATATTATTTTCATAATATAATATAAATATTATGAAAAAACCTACAAACCAGTTATACAAACCTACATTTGGATTCTACGAAATGACAGGCAAAAATTTTTTATGGGGACTTATTGGATTAGTATTTGGAATAACCATTAACAACATTGCAGTCTTAATAGCTCTCAAGTTAAACATTGAAAACGAAGAGTTGCTAAGAGTGGTAAACCTCACACTTCATCTGTTTCTGTGTTCAGTATTTTTAGCAAGCATACACGTCTATCAAGAATATTTCTCTTGGTCCTGGCAAAATGTAACACCGGGATTATTTTTTGTCTCTTTTTTCTTTGGTAGCCAGTTTAACGCGTTTACAGAGGTGCAGAACGCCTACGTATACCGAGTATTACACAATAAAAAGTAAAAACTAAAAGTAAAAACTAAAAGTAAAAACTAAAAACTAAAAGTAAAAACTAAAAGTAAAAACTAAAACTAAAAATCTGGGTTATCTGTAAAGACTTGCGTTGCTCCTCCGGATGAGTGTATGACAGGATTGAACTGTTTCAATAAAAAATCGCTCACGACCACGCTGGAAAACACGACGAGTGTATCCCGTATCAACAATTTTAATGGTTTGTTCTCTTTTTCTATAAACCTCATCTCAAAGAATTTTATAATTAAAAATATGATGGAAATAAGTGTTGCATTCATAAATATATTGCTCATCCGTAATATATATTATGTTTGTTAAATATTCTTATTTTTTTTAACGAAAACATTATTCATCCAATATTTCAATGTCGTCAATCAACAAATCAGGCAACAAATCAATCTTTGGTTCTTCAATGTTGTGGACGTCCAATACGTCTAAAGTAAAGGATTGGTCACTGATTGTCAGTTTTTGGTCATCTTCATCCTCATTTTTTCTCTCTTGATACCGCATTTCACTTATTTTTTCCAGAGTGTTTAAGTCCTTGGGAGCTCTCACCGTAGTTATGGACCCATCTGTTGTTTTTACAAAATCCAAATCATTGAAACTGAGACGGTTCTCGCGTTCTGTCTCTGTTTCTGGTCCACACTCTTCCATAAATATGGATGGTCTCTGGACTGGATCTGATTCTTGTGTAAACGCATTGGAACTATTGGGTTGTATGACCTCTTTAATCGGTTCATTGATAATCTCTTCCTTGACTTCTTCGACCACATCCTCTTCAACCGTTTCATCCAGGTATGCCTTTAAAATAGTCTCGACAGGAATGCTCTCTCTCACGGTGTTTAATATACATTCTTGTACAATTATTTCCAGCTCGCGATGATTTTTTTGTATCTGCAACGGCTGGATCCCAACCTCAAAGAGATAGACGTTTTTATACACTTTTCTTGCTACATTTACATATGTCTTGTGAATAAAGTCGTCCAATTTAGTGACGTTGATGTCAATCTTCTTTTGTTTCTGTCCGACACGCATTGCGGTCAACACCTTGAGCTGAATAATATGGACACAAGTCACTAAATCTTCTAAATAATTGCAACCAGATTTTTCGCAGATGCGTTTTCTCTCTGTCTCAATAATTTGGGCATTCCATTTTGGGATACGCGAAATGAGATTTTGAAACGTCATCAGATATTTGTCGTTCTCATTGTTTTCAATACATAATTTAATGGCTTCCTCTAGAATGGATTTGTATCCGTCGATAATCAAAGGGGTCAGCAGTGTGACTAGACGAGCACACCATTCATTTTTGGATTCGTGGAGCGCGCTAACATTGAAATCATCCATTTACATAAAACTGATATTTTCTAAAGACAGTTCTAAACTTAAAAATACAAAATTTAATATAAACAACATCAACAATTTTTCGTTTCTAAATTCTTTTCTTACACGGTTGAAACATACGAGCATTTCGTAACGTTTCTCTGTGGTTATTGTTTGCTCTAAGAATTTTGGGTTTTCTAATAAATGTATAATATCTAAAGCACTGTATGATTTTTCATAGAGTTTACTGCAGAGACCCATCAGTTCTTCTAAATTGTTTTTTATATTGTTTCCATTGTTTCCATTGTTTCCATTGTTTTCATTTGCATATTTTTTGAGTTCTTTTTTGAGCCAATCCTGTCGTCTCATTTTTATATCTCTCATACTAAACACCTCATTCAAATTGTATTGATACAGGTTGACAACCGTTCCGTTTATCACTTGTTCAGGGACATAGAATTCACAGAAACGCGACAGGATTGGCTTCATTAAGCTGTATTTGTCTTCTGCAATAATAAAAAAACGAGTATTGTGACTGAACAGCTCGATACACCTTCTTAGGGCAGACTGTGCGTCCATTGTCAGTTTGTCTGCATTCAACAGGACGATGCTTTTAAAAATGTTGCCGTCATAAGAGTGTATGTGTGTCTTTGCAAAAAATTTTAGTTCATCCCGTATAAATTTTATCCCTTTACCGTGCGAACAATTTACGTGCATCACAAAAGATTTAATTTTATCGCGATTATTGTCATAGATGTTGTTTATAAATTCGTTGACGAGTGTTCTTTTCCCACTTCCAGAGGGTCCATGAAACAGTATGTTTGGTATTTTATGAAATTTTTTAAAATAGTTTAATTTTTCTTTTATATTTTCATGGATACATAACATTTGTATGCGTTATATTAAAATACAAAGCGTTTTTATATTTTAATATAACGTATTTAGAATTGAATTATTTTGAATTATTTTGAATTATTTTGTATTATTTTGTATTATTTTGTATTCTTTTGAATTTTTATACCGCACTACTGAGGGACTGAGTGTAAGGGTTATCACGGAATGCATTGAGTATATCCGGCTGTATACGGTCACAACCCGCACATTCGTTGTAATACTGTGAAGCACGGATCGCACCGTATGTCTGTGTGGAAGGAGGCATGCTTGACAAGATGGAGTAAGCTGGATTGAACCGTCCGTCCAGACGATCCGTGTCACTTTTAATCGTGCTGAGATGCATGTGTTGGTTGAACATCTGTGTGCCACCCTGGTTTGGACGGTTTGCGATGGTCTGCGACTTGATGTCGTTGTTGTGCTGTCTGTATGCCGCGGTGTAGTTCATGTCTCCGAAAGCAGTTGCGGCGCCCCCTGCAGGCATATAGTATTCACAGCTGGAAGTCTCACGTTGGGTCATATCCGGCGAAGTATGATTGTTCACATACATTCCCTCTTTCTGGTTGTTTATGTTGAAAGTCGTTGCATACAGAGTGGT